TTACTGCTGGAGATCAATTTATTGTCAGTCATCGAAATGATGATGGATCAAGCGGTGCCGGCGGCAGTTTATTAATATTAAATTCCACAAATTTTCAAACTACATTAAAAGGAACAGTAAATATAGCGGATGCTTTTGACAATACTGTAACAATAACAGGCAATAATACTGGATTACCTGTTAGATTTCAAGCATTTGGTCTTGATACTAATATAGACATAGATTTACAACCAAAAGGTACTGGCAATGTTACTGTTAACGGTACTCCTTTTCCTTTTACTGATATTTTTATAAGTACAGATCAATCTATAACCACAGCAACACAGAGAATTATACCACATACCTTAGGCAAAACTCCTACACTGGTTAAAACTTTTATTAAAATGGGTAGTACTACTGAATTAGGATACACTACAGGAGATATAATTGAAATTGCTAGTTTTAATGGAACTTTATCATTAATATCAGATGCATCTAACATAACGATTAGATATAATGATGGCGCTAGTTTGGTGTCAATTGTAGATAAAACAACTGGTGCGGTGGGAGCTATTACCAATGCTAACTGGACCTTATTTGTCAGGGCTTGGGCTTAAAAAGTTATTAATATACATCTATTTATGCAAAAACATGTAAAAATATTATTGCTAATCAATAAGTTATAACTTGCTTTGTTGTTTAAATAATTTTTTAGCTTATATTATGCTTTATTAACTATTAATGCCAAAAGGTAGTGGGTAAACCCAATTAGTTCCTTTACCTAAAACACATGATCTTCCATCAGTACTTGAACCAAACATAGTCCAATTTTTATTTTTAGCAATAATTACTTCTAAAATCCACCCATTTTCGATAATTCCTAATGTAAACATTTTTAAATTTAAATTATTTTTTACCCTACTTATTATATTTTTTCTAGACATGCATTGTTCTTCTGCTGATGATAAATTAGAAGGTAAAAAAAGTATAAAAGAAAATAATAAAGCTAATAAAAATTTACTTATAGTTTTCATTTTAAATCTCCCATATACACATATATTTATCATAAAAATTATAAATAATATAGCAGGTGAAATATAAATGAATATTTATTATACAAAAAAAGGTAAATTTGAAACATTATTTAATAAAGATATACCTTATTCTGAACTAAATAGAAAAATAGGTCCAGCTCTAATTAGAAGTAATGGAACGAAAGAATACTATAAAAATGGAAAATTGCATAGATTAAATGGTCCTGCTGTTATTTCTAATAATGGTAGAAAAGAATGGTGGGTTGATGGTAAGCCAAGTAGAGTAGATGGGCCTGCTATAGAAGAGCCAAATGGAGACCACCGTTGGTATTTAAATGGAAAGAGACTAAGTAATAACGAAGTAGAACGATGGATGGATCAAAACAAAATAAACTTATCTAAACGAATTGACCAAGTAATTTTTAAAATGGCGTGGTCATAAATTTATATAAGTCAATATCATCCAAATTTCTTCATAAATAATACTTGATGTTTTTTATTTTTTAAATTAATGTTGTTATCTTTAATCCATTTTTCTACTTGATTTGTATTTATTCGTTTTCCTTTTATGCGCCATTCTTCTTCTCCATCATACCAAATAACAGCAGGGCCATCTAACCTATACTTTTTTCCTTTTTCATACCATTCTTTTGTACCTTCTTCATCAAATATACTAAAGTCATTATCAATTAATTTTAAAAATGGTATACCATTGTAGTAATCAGTTGTAAACTTACCATTATTTGTGTAATAAGTATATAACATTATCCAAACCTCAACATAAACATAGATTGCCCTGTTTTTGTTTTTAAATTAATATTATTACCTTTAATCCAATCATTTACTTCCTCTGTATTTAATTTTTTACCATTAATCCAATACTCTATTGATCCATTTTTCCATTCAATAGCAGGGCCATCTAATCTATGTCGTTTATCATCTACCCACCATTCTTTTCGTTTTCCTTTCATAATAACAGCAGGACCATTTAATCTATGTTGTTCTCCATTAATCCACCACTCTTTTGATCCATCTGGTTCTATAAAAGCAGGACCATCTAATCTATGTGGGATTCCAAAAATATACCATTCTTTGGTGCCGTCACTAGATTCTACAGCAGGACCATCTTCCCTATGCAAAACTTCATTAACCCACCATTCTTTAGAACCATCTGCAAAAATTATAGCAGGGCCATCTAGTCTATGAAAGCTTTTAGCTAGCAACCTTTGGTTGCTACCTAAATTAAATTTTCCTTTTTTTGTATAATAGGTAGTTAATTTCGAAGACATAGTTGATATTATGAATTATTTATTCCAACTAATTTTAATAATGTTTCTACATCATCTATTTTTTCTTTTTCATCTAGTAAGTTGGCCTTTACTGCAGAATTAATTGATTTTGAAATAAGTCTTGGCTTAACATCTACTTCAGTTGCTACTTCTTTAATCGTTTCTCTTAGCCCTTCAGAAAGAGCAGCAATATCTTGCTTAATTTTTATTCCTTGGTTTATCACTTCTTTTAATTTTAAAATTTCATTTTTATCTAATGGACCTATTGCCATATTTTTCTCCAGTTAATGTTAAATATGAAATAACTAATTGTTTATCTAAATAATTTTTGAAATTTTTGTTCTGCTTCGTTTGCTAATTTACTACTTTTTCTATTGTTTGCCAAATCTTCTACTTGGACAGCTAGCATTATTGATAACTGACTAACCAATTCATCAAGCCACCATCTATAAAAATAAGAATCATCATATTTAAGAAAATACTTCCAAGCTTCTTTAATATCTTTTTCTATTTTAGATATACTATTTTCCCATATTACAAAATTTTCAATATTATATTGTTTAGCAATATCTTCAACAGAATTTTTAATAACTAAAATAGTTGCCTCTGGTGTTTTTTTAAAAGGTCTTATATTAAAAAATTTAAATTCTAAATTCTTTTTTGATTTAGGCTTATGTTTAGTTTTTTTTTGTTTAGTTACTGTTTTATCCATTAGATTTCTCTTCACTGTTTTGTTTTTCATACCAACGCATTAACGAACTGTAAGTACCAATTAAATGATCATCTATTAAAATTTGAGGAACAGTTCTTGCATCATTTCCACAGTCATCAAAAAACGCTGGCATGTTTTCTTTATTAGAAAGATCTACTTCTTCATAAGAATAATTATGTTCATTTAACCATTGCTTTGTTTTTTCACACCATACACAAGAAGGAGTAGTATAAATTTTAATATTCATATCAATTTTCCTTTCAATTTACCATTAAATTTAACTATATAATTTCATAGCAAAACATAGCTTTTTCCATAGTGACTTAATTAATGGGTACGTATTTGATAATAATATTATTTCTTTATATTTGCAAGATAATAAATATGCATCCATAACTTCATTTACATCTAGTACTATGTCTCCCTCTTTTAAATTTAATACAACTACATCTTTAATATTAGTATTAGTATGATAACTAGTACTGCTATTACCAGTGCTATCACTAATATATTGGTGATAATAAGGCAATTCCTTATTAAAAACATCAGTACTACCAATATCTATATTAATATTAGTGTTGTTTGCAGTAATACCCGTGGTCCAATATAATTTACTATTATTTTTCATATTAAGTTACCTATACTGTTATTTTTGTTTTTGATTTTCTAGTAGCTAATCTTTTATCCATTCTAGCTTTAGTTTGTTTTTTAGTTCTTACTTTTGGCTTCAATGAAGGTGCTAAATTATATGCCTGTGATTTTTTTAATTCAGCTTCTTTAATAAGCATTTCTGCTTGAACTAATAAATTTTTAGCAGTATCTACTTGTTGTTCTTTTACTGAATTTACTCTATTTTCTTCAGATAAAGAAACCCTAGAATCAACATCTTCAACTACATCAATATTAGTATCTTCTAATGTATTAACATTAACATTTTCAGTTTTTAAATCTCCACTAACTGCTTTAATTACGTCAACTAAAGGAATTGGTCTATTAGGCTGTGGATACATTGTTACTTGAGATGTTAAAACTCTTTGTAAATGTTGAGCATTATGCAGAGTATTTAAAATATCTAAATTTGTATCAGGCATAATTCTTCTACCAAGCAAATCAGCTATATTAGTAAAATTTTGACCTTCATGATCTATAATATTCATAAGTGTATCATGCCAACGATCAGGCAATGCATCTGTGTCTACTACTAATGCATGATCATCATCTTCAGGTATTTGCATATATATTACTATACATCTTTTATCTGTATTATTTATTTTACCTACGTGTCGTTTCATATTAGCCATTTACTTTCTCCTAAAATAATTTTATTAAATATTTAATTTTTTAAACATATGAAATTTTTTATAAAAGGTTCTAATTCATCTGCATCTACATACCCTATATATTGGCTATTTTCTGTACTATATTTCTTAGGAATATTCATATTACCTAACACATATTTACTATTACTTTTTACCAAATACATATTCGTATAAACTTCATGTCTATCCATTATAATAACTACTATTTGGTTACTAATTCCTTTATCATTTACATAGTTTAATAAGGCTCTATCTCCTTTATTAAAATTAAAATCAAATATAGTATTGTTCTGTTCTAATGAATTCATATTACATACTTTCTATGAATATATTCTATTCATTCTTACTGTCTTCCGCTGGAGGCATGTTTTCTTCTAAAAAATTAGAAATCTTGTCTCTAACTGTTCCAACTTGTGTTAACTCATTTCCTCTAAATGCGCCGCGTTGAGCTGCTACATCTATTATTTGAAGTACATTTTGAATATCAACAATTGAAATAGATGATTGGTTTTCTTCATTACTTACATTGCTTGTGACATTTTCTTCAACTTCAGTTTTAACTTTGGGTATTTTAGTAGTTTTCCTAGCCATTTTTAATCCTCAAAATTATAATTAATAATTGTAACCTTATTGTATAACTTTTTATTTAACATGTCAATTAATTAATTTATTTATATCTACTTTTTATTATATGGCGCCTGTAAAATTTCCGCGAATCCTTCTACATATTTTGAAATATTATTCAATTGATATATATTACAAAATCTAAGAAGATTAATGCCAACTTGTTTTACTAACTTCTTTTTTATAGAATTATTTATTGTAGTTTTTATTAATTCTTTAATCTCATTTGGTTGAGCATGTAAATCTATTAATTCTTTATTTTTGTTATAATCATTTAAAACTGTATGAACAATATCATTATGATCAACCCATGTTTGCAACATCATATTATTCCAAATATATCCTTTTTCTTCTTTATCATTAAAAGCTTCTAATAATTTAGTTTCTCTAATTTTTGGATAAGCAGAAAATATTCCATCAGTTGCGTCTCCTCTCATTATTTTTTTAAATAATTCCCACTCTGGATTAACCGGCAATTTACTTTTTTTTGTCTTTTTATTAATTACATTAGTGCCATTATCATTTTTAAATCCTTCTACAGAAATAGTACATCCTTTAATACCATCATATATCATAACATTTTTATTTATTAATTGAAAAAAGTCAGAATCACTTGAAATTATTATATTTTTATCTGATTTATGTAAATCTATCCATCCTGCAATTAAATCATCTGCCTCTAATCCTTTTTCTTTTAAATATGTAACATTTGTTTTATCATACAAAAAGTTTAAAAAATCGTGCATTATTTCTGAAAAATATTTATCTTCTTCTACTTCTTTTGGTGTTCTAAGTTTGGATTTAACTCTCCTGTGAAGTTTATATTCTTTATATATTATGTTTCTCCAACTATAATCATCTAAACATATAACTAAATGATCAGCTTCAAATTTCCTCCAAACCTTTCTAATAGAATTAAAAATAATATGTAATGCCATTGATGCTCTAGTATCTATATCACCCTGGCATACATATTTACATCTAAACGCTAAATTACTAAAATCCAAAAGTATATATGTTTTTAACATTATTTATTAACTATAAACTGTTTTATTACCTGATGAAGTTTTAATAGTTTCGATCATAGTAGCTCCAGGAGAATCTAAAGAAGGTGAAGAAGTTACTTGAGAACTTAATGTAATATTTTCTTCTGTAGAAGAATAATTACATATATCATTAAACCAATTTTTTACAATATCTACATCATCTACACCAGTATATCCTGCATCATTTAAAACACCAATAAATTCTTTATTCCAATCTAATTCAAAATACAAACCATTTGCACCAAATGCTTTATCAAATTTACTATCAATTACTCCTACCCAAGGTTCTTTATCTATTGTTTTACATTGTTTTTCACATTCTAATTCAGATATTTTTTCATATTTTAAATCTATTTTTAGATTTTCTTTTTTTAAATCATTTCCATTATACTCAATTTTTGCTAATTTTCTATCAAGTTCTTCCCCTTCATATAAATAATTAGCTTCTGCCATCTTATAACTTTTTCCTTTTAGCCCCCAACTAACAGGTAACATTTTAAAAGGTATTTTTTTCATTAATTTTTTCTCCTTCTTTTATTATGCTTGCTATTGACATGCCTAATATACTGCCTTTTTAATGTATCTAATAAAGTTGAATATTGAAAACTATTTATTAAAATTGGTTTAGTACTTTTATCTACGCCTTCTTTTCGCCAATGCCTAAATATTTCTACAACCTCATCTAAAGTAATATCATTTGTTGGTCTAAATGCATATTTCATTTACATATTTATCCTATGTTCCCCACTTATTCCCCCATAAATGTGTATGTAACCTAGTACTAAACCTTATGTTTCTTTTAACACATAAATCAGCTACCTTAGTTTCATTTAGTGTTAATGTATCTTCTGTGCCACCTACTGGCATTGCATATACTGCGCCTATCTTTACTCCTGCTTTTTTATATTCATTCACTGCTTCATCTATTTCTTCAAAATCAGATTCTTCCCTAACTACAAATTTTAAATAAAGAAATGTATTATAAATTTCTGCATATGATTTAACTACTTTTGGTTTAATGGCGTCTTTCCAAGATTCACCAGAAATACTTAATTTTGGACTTACTGACCATGTTAAATTAAAATGTCTACTAGTAGACCAAAAACAATCATCTAAAAGCTCTTTAGTTAATGGCTGGGTCCCATTAGTTTCAAATGTTAAATTTAATAAATCTTTTAAATATTTATTAAATAGTAATTCTGAATATGCTTTTTGCCACCTAGGCAATAAAGGTTCTCCCCCTGTTATAACTAAATGTGTGTCACATCCATAAGGCCTATACCATTTATAATTTACTAATTTTGACAAACTTTTGGCTATTTCTAAAGGTGTTCCTTTTTTCGCCATATGTTTGTATCTAGCAGACCAACTAGCAGAACTATCACAGCCTATTGGAAAAATAGGCAAATCATTAATTGATTTAATTTTAGATGCATCAAACAAATTATGTGGCATATCTTTTTCAGATACCCAAAGACTTCTATCTTTTGGCTGCCCAAACCCTTGGCACGTAAAATTGCAGCCAAAAGTTCTAAGAAATACAGAAGGTACACCTGTAAATTTCCCCTCACCTTGAAGGCTGATGAAGTGTTCAAGATACATCAATTGTGTTTTTTTCATACTTCTATACCTTTTTGTTTAATATTTTTATTCATTTAACTGTCATAACTAATTTAACTTAGTTTATAACCCTTCATTCCAGACAGTAAACTAAAAAATTCATTCCTTAAATCTTTAGAATTCCTTAAAACTCCTCTTAATACAGACGTAGTAAAATCAGATTCATGTTCTTTAATACCACGTTGAGTTATGCAATGATGCTGAGCTTTTATTATAACAGCTACTCCATCTGCTTTAGTTAATTTTTCAATTTCATCAGCAATTGTTATTGTCATTTCTTCTTGAATGCTAGGTCTTCTGGCTACCCAATCTGTTATTCTAGACAATTTAGAAAGACCTACTACATTTTCACCAGGAAACACTCCTATCCAACAGCTACCCGTAATATTTTGAAAATGATGAGCACAAACTGATTTAATAGAAATTGGACCAGTTATATACAGTTGATCATATCCAGCAACGTTAGGAAACATTTTTGAGTTTGGCCTAGGTAAATACCTGCCACCAAATACCTCTTCTACCCAAGACTTTGCAACACGCTGAGCCGTTTCTTTTGTATTATGATCAAATTCAACATCTATAACTAAAGATTTTAATACTTCTTGAAATTTACCTGCTACTTCATCTATTAATATTGGTATTTCTTCCTCTTTTATATATTTCGATATATTATCTGTAGAAAAATACCCAACACCTGCATCTTTAATTCTTTTTATTATTGTTTTTGATATTTCCATCAATACTCTCTTTTCTAGATAGTAATTCTAACATTTTTTCAGGATATAAATAATTTTCAACCAATTTATTTTTTTGGGTTTTAAATAAATATTCAACTGAGTTAGAAAATGTTTCAGTTAATTTAAGTAATGTTTTAATATTATATATTATATCTGTTCTATAAGTCAAATAATTTTTCCAAGAAGACGTCCACTTAGATGGGTATAAAAAATTTTTATTATACATTTCAGAATAAAATAATCTATCTGGTAAAAAAGGAATTGTATTTACTAAAATAGCTTCCATTGCAGAAATACCTAATGTTTCTTGTAAATTAGCTGAAAAAACCATTTTAGATTTACCTAATAATTCTCTATAATCATTTTTAGATAACTCTCTTTCTTGACATATTATCCATTCATACTCTGGCATACATTTTGATAAATCTCTAAAAATATCTGGTTGTTTTTCCGGTGCTATTCTGTGTGGGAATAAAATAATATTTTCTTTTTTAATATTTGAATATTTACCTAATTCTTTAATAAGAATATTATGTGGCTGACCTGAAAGTACTATTTTATCATGTATCACATCTTTATCTATAACTCCTAAAGAATTCAAAAATAAATCTATATGAAAATTAGTAGCAAAATAATTTTTATCTATTGAGTAAAATAAACTTTTTTCAAAAGAAAAACTCCAATTTTTATTTTTTATTTTTCTACCTAAGAAATCATTAGGATCATAAGAACCTGCATGCCATATTGCATGTATTTCTATAGGAATATCTAACAATTCACTCATATATTTAAACTGTATTACACATGGGTTCCAAGCATCAGTAATTAATATTTTATCTCCTGGTTTGATTAAATTAAATTGAAAAGCTTTGGCTATTTGTTCAGCTTGTTGATTTTTATATATATTTGTACCAGAAAAATTTAAAAATGCGCCTTCGGTTGCTTTTGATGAACTATTTGTTTTTCCTTCTATTACAATTATATTAATATCATTTTCTTTAGGTGATTCCAAACTATAAGAAAAAAAGAAATCTAACCCTTTAAATATTTTAGTATTTTTATTTTTATTAGAAAAATATTCCAATAATAATTTAGGTATTCCTTCTTTCCATTCACATGTATACCGAGTAGAAACAGATTCTAAATCAACTAAAAAAATATTCATATTATTCTAAATGTGAAAACCATTGCATGTAACAACCATTTTCATTATCTTCTGATATATCAATAAAAATTGTCCTATTAGGATATTTTAAATTAATCATATGATATAACTGTTCCGCCATCATTTCACAACTCTGATCATTCATTACCAATATATTTTCTGAGTATAAAGATAATAACCATCTTTTAAACTGTATAAATTCTATATCTCTATTTAAATGGTCAACAGATATCCATATTTTAAAATAAAATAAATGCCTGTGTTCTAATCCTAAAAATTTTACAGATTCTAGAGATTTTTCATAAGATGCTTCTGGATATTTATGTATTCCTTCTTTCCTAAAAGTAATATAAACCATTTTGCTTATAATAGGTGAGTTTACTTTAACATTCATATTATCACCGTTTTCTTGCAGGTAAAATATATTTGTAATTTGCATAAGTACCTTTTACCGAAAACATCAAAGCTCCTTTGCTAGAAAAACTCATTGTAACATCATTAGAATCAAAATGTTTTAAAATAGTTAATAATTGAGCAGCAGGCCACCACATGTCATTATTTAACTTTCCTTCTACATTTTTTGCAAAAATAATAAAGGAACCATGACTTGCTGAATTATCATCTCCTATCCAAAATCTTAATTCACCATTTACTGTCTTAACCAACACAAATGTTTCATATGATGATAATGCTTTAAACATATAATTTAATTCAGAAATTTTACTTTTTGTTGGAGAAATAACTACATCCCATTCAGTACCAAGAAATTTAGCTTGCCTTGGAACTAGTTCAGACGCCATTAATCTATATCTAGATTTTTGTTTTTGTGAATCAGAAAAGATGATTTCTTCAGGCACTAATTCTCCATTTCTTTCTGTTCTTTTTATTTCTATAGATGCCCCAGATGCTCTATAGTTTGGATAATTTAAAAAGGCAGTAAGAACAGACAAGCCATTCATACCAAATTCTCCCTTTAAATCTAAATTTGGTTCTAATAATTCTCCTTTAATAATTACAGTTTTATCATCATCCATTGCTTCTATTTTAGTAGACTCATCAGTTCCTGTTATTTTAATAGAATCTATAAATCCTAAATCACCTGTATGATTTACTATGTCTAATAAAATTTCTTTATTACCAGCCATTCTTTATTCCTTTTTCTATATTAAAAACAAATGTACTATATTAATAGTAGTATATATTAAAAAAATAAAAAAATCAATTTTTACTTTTAAATATTATCACTTAATGCCAATTAAAATTAAATATTTTTAAATCTAAAGAATTCTCATCAGTAAATCTTAAATCTACCGAACTTAAATGACCACCTTTTCCGGCGCCAGTATCAAGAAATACCACTTCACTATTATTTTTATTAACTATTTTTAACGGGTTCCCTTTACTTCTAACATCATGTCCAACTATAACTATTTTACCACTAGGAATAATTTTAGTCCAATTATATGTCATAGCAATTGATTTTTCTTTTATTGCTTTAACTTCGCCAAATAAAGCCATTCTTTCAAAATAAGATCCAATAGGAAGTTTCTTATCATAACAATTGAATAAAAAATTAGTGCTAGCACCATGTGTTAATAAAATATTCGAAATATTAACATGATTTCTACTATGTGCCAATAAAGAAAAGAACATATTTTTAACTCTTTTTTGTGATTCTTTATCTAAAGAAGATATTATATTAGTAGTAATTTTATTTCCTTCACTTAAATATACACGTTTATTAGAGTTTTCTTTACTTTCAAACCATTTTTTTAATTTTCTTTCATGATTTCCGTAAATTAAAATTCCTTCTGACCGCATTATTATTTCATATACTGTTTGTATGCATTCTAATGGTTTTGGGCCATAACTTACTAAATCTCCTAAAAATACAATAAAATTTCTTCTACTTCTAGCCCAATTTATTGCAGATTTCATAGATTCAAAAGAACTATGAACATCTCCAATGGCCATTATTCCTAAAAATCCTCTATTTCTTAATTGATTAGCAATTGATTTATTTTTAATAGAAGAAATAATTTTTAAATGCTCTATTTCGCCATTAATTACTTCTGCTACTTTATCCCCAAACAAAACATCTTTAGTAACTATTAAACTTTTAAAACTAGGAACTTTACCTACTATAATGTAAAAAACAGGGCAATTATATAATACTCCTAATTTAGATATTTGTTTTCTATCTATATCTTTAATTTTATTACAATTAATTACTACTCTTTCACCTAGTTTAAGTTTTGTTTCTATAGTAGATATCATATAATTTTTAATTATTTGATAATTAAAAGTAGTTAAATTATCATTTATTAATTTATATGAAATAGATCTTAAACTTAAAACTTCATATTTATCAAACTGAGATATTACATTAGATATGTCAGCTTGCTTGGATATTTTAATAATCAGTACTAAACTATTCAATGGAATTATCTTCATTATATTCCAAATCTTCCTCGTGTAGCCTCAAAATTTTGTGATACTTCAGATGCTGTTAATATTCTGTCATATACTCTTACTATAGCCAGTCTTGTTAAATTAGGTGCCCTTAAAGCAGAATCTACAGGCCGACCACTAATTTGAGCTTGTCTAGTACTATCGCCTGTTGTATATCCAGAATTATTTGCGGTCCATGTTCCATTTGCTGCACCATCTACATAAAAGGTTCCTGTGGTTGTGCCGTCTGGTTTACCTGCCGTTACTACTTGGTGCCAAGCATTCAAACCAATTGTTGTGTTGCTTTCACCTGTTGGTCCTGTTGGAAAAAAATCATTGAATATTCTCTGTGCTGTGACTGATGACCAATGATATCTAAACCCGCTTTCACCACCAGCAAAAACATTTGTATGTAAACTAAATCTAGTTGTATTAACAAAGTACCAATACATTTCTATAGTAAATGCTTGCCCTTGTTGTCCTATCGTTCTTAATATTGAACCACTATCTGCATTTGTTTCTGGTATAATATCATTGCCGCCAAATTTAAAATATTCATTTGATGATAAATTACCTGCAGTACCATTAAATGTTGGTGTAGTTAATGTAAAATCATACCCGTTAGTTGTCAAATCTGACCAAGTAGTACCTGATCCTGTATAACTAGAACTATCACCAGCATCTAGATGATTTTGTAAATTAAGCGTAACTATACTTTTTCTAGGAAATTTATTAGAAAATCCAGAAAGATCAGCAATAATGTACATTACACATCATTTCCTGCATTCAGAGTCATCATAAGTTTTAACCCATGTAACCTTGCATCAACTGCTAACGTATCAGCTGCATCAGCTGCTTTCCTTGCTACTTCCAAAACCATCAAATCACCTTCTACCCATGTTCCACCAGGAGTAATAGAAGTACTTTCTAAAGATAAATATAAGTTATCTGTTGTGCCTCCTGTATCATCTAACGTAACTTCGGTTCCAAATGCTGTATCAGCTGCTTGCGCATTAGATAAAGCCAATATCCTAAATCCCCATCTAACTGTAAAATTAGTAGTAGTGGTTGGATGACTCCATGTTAAATCTCTAACAGTAAATCCTGCTGTTTCATCAGCACTTTTTGGTGCAGGAAAAACAAAGGTTGCTTTGTTTTCTGTACTAGCATTAAATGGCAAATATGGCAAATTAACATTATTAGTAGTAGTTTCTAAAACTGCTAAGGCGCCCGTTCCGCTTGTGGTATTTGGCGTCGTAGAAGATGCAGGAATACCTATTGTATGAACACCTTGTAGCAAAATGCCAGTAGAATTAATAGTGACAGTTCCTGTGCCTTTTGGTTGTAGATCTATATCTATATTAGCATCTGTACCAGCGGCTGTTATTCTAGCAGGATTTCCTGTTGTATTACCTTGTAATAATAAATTACTTGCTGCTTGATTTGAATTAACAGTAATACTACCATTAAATATGGCACTTTTATCACCATGTATAAAACTGACTGCTCTGCCTGTCGATACTGACGCATCAGTTCTAGCATCTAAAAGAATTTGATCACCAGCTAATGTAAATCTCCAAAATCTTTTATCTGGAGTATTAAGAACTGTAGTTTTGATATCAATAACTG